ACCCAGGGCAGGGCGGCAACGGCAGCCGCACGCACCTGCACGCAGCGATAGAGCCACGCCACAGAATCCGCCAGTCGCCGCACGTCGGCAGGCGCAGTGGAGGCGGTGGCGTCCAGCGCATAGCCGAAATCGTACTGCGAAATTGTTTTGATGGTGCGCCCATCAAAAATTGCTGATTGCTGCCTCGCCATACTTCTATTGTAATAGCTTAGGATAGCGCATGACTAGATGCTCATTTGTTGCAATCGTCGGCAGGCGACTGCGCCAAAACGAACGCTAGCTCTACCAGGCTCGCGCAGTTAGCGCGGCGCCGGGCGGCCAATGCGTGCTTGCGCAGCGTGCTGTAGGAAATGCCGAGCATTTTCGCAGCCTGCTTTTGGCTGTAGCCTGCCGCCAGCAACTCCATCATCTGGCGCTGCCGCGGTGTAAGTGCGTCTGAATTCATAAATCTTCTCCACTACCACAGCAACAGTGGCTGCGCACTAGCCACGCCATGCCACGCCAGCGCCAGCGCCATCACCGTGTCGTCGTGCAAGCCGTCTGGCGCGCTATAGCGCAACATGCCAGATGACAAGCGCTCCATCTCGAACGATTGCAACTCGCCGAGCAGCACCGGATCGGGCAGGATGCGAATTTCCTGGCGCTCGAATGCCAGCGCCAACGCATCAATGATGCGCATTTTGCTAGCGTTCGTCGTCGTGAACGGCTGCACCGGCAGGCCATCACGCTGCAATTGTTCAATCAGCGGCTCACCGATGTTGTTGCGCTCGGCGATGATTGCGATTGGAGCGAATCGCTCCGCCAGCACTCGCAGCCTGGCAACCTGAATCGCATAATCGATCTGATTGAATCTATCCAGATGCACCAACTCTCGGCTGTCGGCGTCGAGCACGGCGAACACCGTAAAGTCGGCCGTTTTTGCCCAGTCGACGCCGATGATGTAGTTTCCGCCCGGCGCCGCAGCGTCGATCGGTGTAGCTGTGGCGGCGGCGGCGACTCGGCGGAACACGCCGCCGGAATCATCGACAAATTCCGCCAGCCACTCCTGCCGGAAGGTGCGCTCCGGCACGCGCGTGCGCGCCTTTTCGACTGCCGACCGGATGGTCGGCATCGGGTTGTCGCCGGTCGGCGCCGACCAACTGCGCTGGAGCGGATCGCCGCTCTGCCCGCGCTGCCACTCCGACCAAAACCAATTTCTGCCGCGTGGCGTGGAGATCAGCACGGCGTCGCCGTTGAAATCCGCCAGCGTCGGCATGATCGCATCAGTCCAGGCTGTTTCTGGCAGCTTGGCGGCCTCGTCGATCACGACCAGGTGAAACGCCTCGCCGCGGATGCTGTCGATGTTGTCGCCGGAGAAGAGCGCCATAAATCCGTTGCGCCGTGTCTCGATAGTGCGGTCGGCCTGGTTGACGCTGATGCGCTTCTGCGCTATGTCGTCAGCAAGCGCCTGCAGCAGCCAGCGCCACAGCGCACGCGTGTTTTTGTATGTTGGCGCAATCCAGGCCACGCGGCCGTGCTGTTGCAGCGTCAGCGCAACCAGCACACCGCCAAGTATCGTCTTGCCCCAGCGCCGACCCATCGACAGGATTTTGACTTTGGCCGGATCAGCCGCTATCCTCATCTGATCCCGGCGCAACCGCGGTAAGTCCATTTCGGTAATCCACCACCCTGACTGCTATTTCGGCGCCGGGGCCGGTGTTCTCGACCGCCGTCTTGGTCGCCGTCTCGACGCCAGCACGATCCAAAATGCCGAATGCAGCGCGCAGGCGGATTGCCGCTTCCTCATGCTGCATCTCCCTGATCGCCACGCCAACCGCTATCGGCGAAGCCAGCGCCAGCCGTTCGGCTGCTGCCAAGCGCGCACGCAGCGCTCGACTCTCCATGTGGTGGCGTGCAATCCGCTCGACGTTCGCCAGCACCTCGGAGAAGAGCGGATCTTTTTTCCATTTGTGGTAATACAGTGCACGCGTGCACACGTTCGGTCGCCTCGGCGACCAGACCGTTTCTTCGCTTTCGCCAGACAGCCGGGCGCCGACGATGGCGATAATCGTTTCACGCATCTTGCCATAATGTCGGCGCTCGCCGAGTCGATCCAACTCTTGCGTCGCCGCTTGCAGCCAGTCGTCAGCCACCTGCTGGCGACGTGCGGCGATCACATCTTGCTGGCTGCTATTCTGGTTGATGCCTGCGCCCGCCATTGTTCAATTCCTTAATGTTTAGGTAATCAGCACCGACTTACGAGTTTCTAAAATTCATTCGCCATGCGCCCGTGCGCCAGCCGATCAATCGCTTCGGCGGCGCTGAGCGGCTTGCCGTACTGCATGAAGACTTCCTCGCAGTAGAGTTTGCCGTCACGCCGCCGCCCTATGCGCGCAGCTTCAACCCATTGCATTTGTTGTGTCCTTTACATACTTGCGCGACTCGGTTTTATATGATAAAATCAAGTACATGAGTAAACACGGTGGTTTTCGCCAGCGCTCAGGGCGAAAACGTCTATCAGAGCAGACTGTTGTATTGAGCGTGACAATACTTCGGTCACAACACGAATGGCTATCACGTCGGACAAGCAACATATCTCAGTTCATCCGCCAGCTACTGGCAAAGGAAATCGAAAATGACAACCAAGACTCGCACCTACACGATCAACCCTGACGGCTGGAGCGTTGCAGGATGCTCCTACATCTACGCCCCGCGTGGGCAAGCTGGCGAATATGCCAAGCTCGCCACCAATCCCTACCGAGGATGCGGTCACGCCTGTGCATACTGCTACGTGCCGAATGTTCTCAAGATGCCCCGTCCAGAATTTGACGCCGCCGCCACGCCCCGACCCGGCTTTATCGATGCGCTGCGCAAGGACGCAGCCAAGTATCAGGCGTGCGGTATCACCGAGCAGGTGATGCTGAGTTTCACCACCGACCCGTTCAACCCATTCGATGTCAGCCTGACCCGGCCAACCATCGAAACCATCAAGGCGCACGGTCTCGCATTCTGCACTCTGACAAAAGGCGGAAGCCGTGCCCTTCCCTTCCTTGACCTGTTTCGCCCAGAGCGTGACGCATTCGCCAGCACGCTCACCAGCCTGGACGACGCCTTTAGCCGCAAGTGGGAACGTGGCGCTGCATTGCCGACTGACCGCATGGCAACGTTGCGGGCATTTCATGAAGCCGGTATCTTTACGTGGGTGTCGCTGGAACCGACACTTGACACCGATAGCAGTATCGCCATCATCGAGGCGACGCACGGCTACGTTGACCTGTACAAAGTCGGGCGCGCCAACTACCTGCCGATGACCTACACCACCGACTGGCAGGATTACACCCTGCGCATCCTGGATGTCGTCAACCGTCTCGGCGTCAAGCACTACATCAAGCATGACCTGCAACCCTACCTGCCAGCCGGCTATCACAATCCCAAGTACATCGCCCAGCATCACGGCGCCACACCATCTACGCCGCTGACCCTGTTTAGCACGGCTGCGTAGTGCGTCAGGCCGTGATTGGCGCCGCAGTAGTATCCTGCCCACTTCACCACCGCAAAACCCGCGGTGGTGACTTTCTTTTCGACCAGCCAGCGACACACGTCCAGGTAGTTGCGGTACATTTTTGCTGCACCATATTGCGCCACCGCATCCCGTAGGCTATCTACATCCCACCCGCCGGTGCGCTGCACTTTTAGGCGCAGCCCATCATTGACCACTAGTCCCCACCTTTCCGGCAGCCTGTCGCCGTGACCTGCCAGGAACGCATCGAGCACCGGCCACGGCTCGCCGTATGGGTCAAGATCAACAAAGTTGATCACCAAGTGCCGACCCGCACCGGCGCGTAACGCCATCTCGCAGTCACACTCATAGACGGCCCACTCCGGGCGCTGCTGCGCCAAAAACGCTGCCTTTTTTGCATCCTTCTCGAAGACGACTCCGTCCGCGGCGTCCCGATAGCACTTCTCGTAGATGCGCCCGTATCCGCCGTGCGTCTCCAGTACCACGGGACAGGCGATCTCTTTCAGTAGATTGCGCCGCAGCGACACCTTTAGGGAAAGCGTCGAATTATCCTTCGGATTCTTGCCCGCCATTTTCCCCCAGGTAGTATCTGCAAATCGCCATGATCGCCGCACCTCGATTGCGCTCGCCGGTCGCCAGGATTGCCGCTTCAAGATCGGCTAAATCGTCGGCATACATCACGATCTTGATTTGCTTCGACGGGGCGCCAAGCGTCCCACTTTTGTCTTTGCCGCTTGCGTCGCCAAGCGTCGTCATTTCCATTTCGGAAAGCAGGCGTTCCAATTCCGCTTCACCGTAGCCTATCGCTTCCAACAATTCCGCATCCGCCGCCGCACTCTCTTCCAGAATGGCCGCCAGCGCCGCTTGGTCAGGATCGCCAAGCCGCGCTAGTTCGTTATCGGCGGCGACATAGGCGAGCGCCAGATGCTCAGGATAGGTATCCGGCAATACATCCGCCGTGATCTCCTTCCAGCCCA